GAAGGCCTCTAAACTAGAAGCAGTTGATGCAGATGACGGAGAAATGTAGACGGCGCGACTATCACCCGCACATTGACAACTACATGGACGATATCCGCACCGGCAAGATCCCGGCTTGCAAAGAGCTGCTGCAAGCCATGGATTACATCGAAGCCAAGCTCGACGATCCTGACGTATGGATAGACCACAAGAAAATCGCGAAGGCCGTAGAGCTGATAGAACGATACTTCGAGTTTAAGCTCCTGAACTGGGAGCTTTTTGTTATCGCGCTAATTCATTGCTATTACAAGAGCAGCGACACGGTTGTCTTTGATGAAATCTTCATCATGATGGGCCGGGGCAATGGCAAGAACGGCTTCATCTCAGCTCTAGCCTGGTACCTGACGACGCATTACCACGGCATCCGGGGCTACAACGTTGACATCATCGCCAACAACGAAGACCAGGCGATGACGAGCTTCAACGACGTTTATGATGTCCTGGAAGACACCTGGTCGAAATCAAAGAAGTTCTTCTACAAGAACAAACAGCAGATTGTTAATCTGAAAACTCGCAGCTACATCAAATACAACACATCGAACGCGAGAACCAAGGACGGCAAGCGCAGTGCCTGCCTGATATTTGACGAGATCCATGAATATGAGGACTGGGGCATTATTCAGGTATTCAGCAGCGGATTCGGAAAGCGGAAACACTCTAGGCGGTTTTACATAACCACAGACGGTTATGTGCGTGGCGGGGTCCTCGACGACCAGAAAGAGCTTGCTGAGAAGGTGCTCACCGGGGAAATTACGAACCTTGGGTTCCTGCCTCTGATTTACAAAATAGACGAGCGCGAAGAGGCGGAAGATCCTGATATGTGGATAAAGGCAAACCCAAGCTTGCCATGCTTTCCTGAGCTACGGAAAGAGATGGAACGGTGCGCCATTAACATGCAACACCGGCCACATGAAGCCGTCGAGTTTCTGACCAAGCGTATGAACCTACCGGCGCAGGAGTCTTATACTGTGGCTGTCCCGTGGGAGAAGATAAAGGCTACAAATAAGCCGATACCATACGACGACCTGCGCGGAATGCAGTGTATTGGAGCTGTCGACTATGCACAGATAACAGACTTCGCGAGCTGTGGACTATTGTTTAAGCACAAGGGTATGCGTTATTGGATAGAGCACACATTCGTCTGCCACTTGGCTCTGAAGGTGGAGAGTAGGCCGATTAAGTTCCCGGTTCAGGAGATGGCCGACAGAGGCCTGATAACGATAATCCGGGGCGACTCCATTACGGCGGACTATATCGCTCAGTGGTTTCTGGAGCAGGCCAAGAAGTATCACATCATCGACATAGTAGCCGACTCTCACAGAATAAGCCTGTTGGAGTCGGAGTTCGCGAAAGACGGGCTGCCGCTGAGCCAGGTGAGGAGCGGACCTATTACCCACTCGAAGGTTGCGCCACTGATAGAGTCCATGTTTGCCGAAGAGAAGATCGTATTCGGCGATAATCCTACGATGCGCTGGTATGTCAACAACACCTATCAGGACCTCGATGGCAAGGGCAATATCACGTATAAGAAGATTGAGCCGAAAACCCGTAAGACAGACGGGTTTTTTGCTTTGATACATGCGCTGTCGAAGGACAGCGAGCTTCCAGAAACACAGGATCATATCCCGATGCTGGACGTCTACACCTACTGAAGGGGGTGAGCGCTTGAGCTTATGGCAGACATTTTTGAGTTGGTTTAATAAAGACACAGGAACCCTACGGCTAGACGCCATCATCGGCGAGCTTGCCGCCGAGGTGTATTTCAAGGAGCTTGCGATCCAAGCCTGCGTGAACCTGATCGCAAATACCGTGGCCAGGAGTGAATTTCGGACCTACGAAGAGGGCAAGGAGGTCCGGAAGGACAACTACTACCTCTTCAACGTCGAGCCGAACCTCAACAAGTCAGCATCTAAGTTTTGGCGCGATGTAGTTGCAAGGCTGGTTTACGACAATGGCTGCCTGGTGGTGCAGTATGATAATCGCTTTTATGTAGCCGACAGCTACCAGGTGCAGAAGTTTGCTTTTCGCGATTACATCTACACCGACGTGACTGTGGACGATTTCCGGTTGAATCGGAGCTATGACGAGAGCGAAGTCTTTCATTTTGAGCTGCACAACGAGAAGATCAAGACGGCCATTGACGGGCTTTACCAGTCTTATTCCAAGTTGATTGCAGCGAGTCAAAACAGGTATAAGAAGGGTGCTGTCCGGCGTGGGGCCTTGACCGTGCCGACAACCTATCCGCAGACAGAGGAAGCGCAAGATGCCCTCAAAGACTTGCTAGATAGGCGGTTCAAGAAGTTTTTCTCAGCTGAAGGCGATGCGGTCATACCGCTAACCAACGGCATGACTTACACAGAGGCGGTAGGCGAACGATCCGGAGGCACAAAAGGCAGTCTCGAAGGCCGTGACATTCGGGCGTTTGTTGATGACATCTTTGATTTTGTGGCGATCGCTTTCCAAGTGCCACCGCAGCTCCTCAAAGGCAACGTGGCCGACACTGACAAGGCGGTCAACAACTTCCTGACGTTCTGTGTTAACCCGTTGGCCGAGCTGTTGACGGACGAGATCAACCGCAAGATGTATGGCAAGCGGGCTTACTTGGAGCGCACATACATGACGCTTGACACTAGCTATATCAGGGCTGTTGACATCAAAGACATTGCCAATGCTCTGGACGTGCTGATCAGGTGTGGCGCCTATAGCATTGATGACTGTTTGATGGCTATGGGTATGGAGCCGCTTAACACCGAGTGGAGCAGGGCGCGGTGGATGACCAAGAACTACGAGCCGATTGAAGTGGCTTTTGAAGGGGGTGGTGAGGATTAGAAAATATTACTCGCTAGCAACAAAAGACCGGGAGGCGTCGATTTACATTTTCGGCGACATTGTGTCGTGGGAATGGACAGAGAGCGATGTGTCGAGTTACACGCTGGCCAAGGAGATCGAGGGGCTGGATGTTGATGTTATCAATGTCTATATCAACTCATACGGCGGAGAGGTGGCTGAGGGGCTGGCTATCTATAACCAGCTGAGACGGCACAAAGCGAAAGTCAAGACCTATTGCGAGGGGTTTGCTTGCTCTGCTGCAAGCGTAGTGTTCATGGCCGGCGATGAGCGAATCATGTCAAATGCGTCTTTGCTAATGATTCACAACGCGTGGATGCTCACCTGGGGAGACCAGAACGAGCTAAGAAAATACGCGGACGACTTAGAGACCATTAACGCTGCAACAATCCAGGCATACATGAACCACATCAGCATCAGCGAAGAAGAGTTGAAGGCCATGATGGATGCGGAAACGTGGATCTCAGCTGCCGATGCGCTAGAGAAGGGCTTTGCTACTGCGGTTGTGAACCCGGCCGCAACTGATAAGGCAGCAGCGAGCCTGCGTCTACGCAAGCAAATGGCTGACATGATCTTGAATCAGCAGTCGAGTCGGCAGTCTACGGGAGGCTTTATCAGCGAAGGCAAGGCGAATATCGACCTGAGCATGGGCGGGCTGACTACAGCGCTGGAGGCCCGGCTGAAAGAGCTGATAGCCCAGAAGTCGGGGCATGGACCAGATCCAACGCCTACGCCTGAGCCTGAGCCAGAACCCGAACCGGAGGACAACAAGCCTAAAAATCTAATGGCGGCACTCTTTGCCGCGGAGGGGGATTAACCGTGAAGAACATGGATCTGCTGGTAAAGCAGAAGAATGAGATTGTTGCGAAGATCAACCAGGCCATGAAAGATGGCGACGAGGCGGCCTTTGCCGCAGCGTTCACGGAGTACACCGACATGCTGCAAGAGGCTGTCATGGCCGAGGCTAAAGGCCTCGTGCAGGCAACTGACAACCAGATCCTCGCTGGCCGCGGCGTGAGGGTACTGACGAGCGAGGAACATCAGTACTACCAGAAGCTCATCGAGGCTATGAGGTCAGACAGCCCCAAGCAGGCTCTGAGCGGCTTCGACGCTGTGCTTCCGGAGACCATCATCAATGCCGTATTCGAGGACATCACCGAAGAGCATCCGCTCTTGTCCGAGATCAAGTTCGAGAACGCGTCGGCCCTCATCAAGTGGCTTTACAGCACGATGGACGGGCGATTCCTCGCCTGGTGGGGTCCGCTTTGCGACACCATCAAGAAGCAGCTTGCCGCTCAGTTCAACTACCTGAACCTTGAGCAGACCAAGCTGTCGGCGTATGTGCCTGTCTGCAAGGCCATGCTCGACCTCGGCCCGGCGTGGCTTGATCGCTACGTGCGGACGATCCTGGCTGAGGCTCTCGCCAACGGGCTGGAGAAGGGCATTCTTTGCGGGCGCGGCATCGCTGACCAAGCCGCCGACCCCGATAATCGGATCTTCGAGCCTGTTGGCATGGATCGCGACCTGACGGTGTTTGACAACATACAGGGCTACGCTCCAAAGGTGCCCGTCCCGGTGACGCAGTTCACCCCGGCGGCTTACGGCGCTCTGGCAGCCCAGCTCGCGGTAGGCCCCAACCTCCTGAACCGTCCGGTGACCAACCTCCTTTTGATCGTCAATCCGGTGGACTATCTCACCAGAGTCATGCCCGCCACCGCCTACCAGCGCGCAGACGGTTCGTGGGTGCGGGACATCCTGCCTCTGCCGACGAAGATCGTACAGTCGGCGTGGGTGACGCAGGGTACCGCAATTCTGGGTATGCCCAAGCGGTACATCATGGCGATGGGAACCGGCAAGGACGGCCGAATCGAGTACTCCGACGAGTACAGGTTCCTGGAGGACGAGCGGACTTACCTCATCAAGTTCTACGGCACCGGCCGCCCGATGGACAACACCTCGTTCCTCGTGCTGGACATCACGAACCTTGTGCCCGTGCCCGTGAACGTGTTTGTCACCAACGACCCGCTTAACGTCGCCGGCAGCGTAGGCATCACTGGACAGCCCATTCAGGTGGGCA